GGCTCTGCAGCTGCACCTGGAGGGCAGTGATCGACTTGGCGTCAACGGACACCAGCAACCGGCGACGTTCCACGGCAGCCAGTTCCTCCTGCAGTTGATCGATCTGCCGGCCTAGTGCCGCAAACTCGCGGTCGTCTATGTCGATTCGCAGCTGACGCTGCTGGAGTCGATCCAGCTCAGCCTGCAGCTTTACGGTCTGCGCGGTGAGACTGTTTGCGTCGACGTTGATGAGCACTTTCTTGCGGGAAATGTCCGCCAGCTCCTGCTCCGTCGCGTCGATCTGCCGCTGCAGGCTGCGAAACTCGCTGCTGTCTACTGATACCTTCGTTTGTCTGGTCTGCAGATCGTTCAGCCTGCTTTGCACCGCCACCAGAGAGCGATCATCAACACCAATGGTGGCCTTCTTTCTTTGCACCTCATCAATCAGTCCCTGCACTTCGCGGATTTTGACGCCGGCCTTGGTGAAGGCCTCGCTGTTCACGTCCACCCGCGTCTGCCGCGACTGCAGTCGGTTCAGTTCCTGGTTCAGCGCCGCCAAGCTCCTGTTGCTGAATCCCTGGATACCCTCTCCGATTTTCTTGCCGACTGCCTGCCCGGATTGCTGTGCGCGTGCCTCTAACTGCTGGAAGCCGTTCAGCAGCTCCTGAAAGTCACCGCCAACTGAGATCTGAAAATCGCTCATGGGGTCACCACTGCGGTCGGATTGGTCCAGCGGATGATCACTTGATCGATCACACCGATGCCCTCCCCCGGTGCGTTGCCATCAAGGCTGGTGGCAGTGGCGCCAGGGAGCAGCGCGATCACCCGCTCCGCGACGGCTTGTAGCTGTGCGGCCGACTGCCAGCCCATCACGTAGATCCGCCAGGTGGGGTTTATGAGCGTCTCCTCGCCGAGCAGCACCCGAGGGGCGAAGGCCGGCACCGCCGTGATCACCATCTCGATGCCCACCGCGGTGGTGCCAGGCGGCAGGGTTTCATTGCGGGCCAGCACCGCGATGGCTGGTCGGCTGGTGCCATCGGCGAGGGTGTAGGTGCCCAGCGCGGCGGCGATGGTTGCATCAGCCAGCAGCCGGTCGTAGATCGCTTGGGCAGTGGCGGGAAGGGTCATGACTCAGGTTTCCGGTCTGGCTCCGGTAACCTCACGGAAGCCACCACAGAGACCCCATGCAGCCGATGGAACTGAGTGTTGCCCAACGATTCGAGATCGAGCGGATCGGTCGGGCGATCGATGCCACCACTGATGTGCCCACCCTGCAGGGGATCGCTAAGCAGCTTCTGCAGACGTGGCAGATGCAGCGTGCCGCCACTGCGTGGGCGATGCGCCAGTCACTGCCCAGGCAGCAGAACACCCCGGCCACCGAAGCAGCCAGGGCGCCTGTGAGACCGAATCAGAACTCCAGCTCGTAAGGGCCGTATGTTCGGATGTTCTGGCTGAACTTCACGATCGATCCGGCCGGAGCGTTGGGGGCGAACCCAGTGAAGCGACCGAATCCGAACGTGTCCTCCTGATAACCGTTAGGAGCAGTGATCACGTACTCGATCATTAGCTTTTCGCGCACGCTTTCCTTCGACGCGATTCGCATCAGCTTGTAGGCGGCATCGTTGTAATTCATGACGCCCTCCAGCGCCACCGAGTGAGTCTTGGCGGTCGGAAGCGACGTATCAAACGACTGAGTGTCGTCGTCGTAGGTCTGAATCGTTTCTTCGTTTTCGCCTTCCGTAGGGGTGATGTTCATCAGCCCTTTCATTTGCACCGGAGGATCAGTGCCATCGAGCTTGAGCACAGCACCAGAAGCAGTGCCGCTGGCGACGGTGGCCTCGGCGGTGGCACTGGCTGCTGTGAATGCAAACTTCAATGTGAACGGAGTAGTGGTCGTGACAGCCGTAATCACGTAGGTGCCATTGAGGCTGGTGAAAGGCGCCGGCAGATCGGCTACTACGATGGTGTCGCCGACGGCAAAACCGTGGGCCGCGCCAAAGGTGAGGATGCCTTCAGTGGTCTTGATTTCCGCCTTGGTAATGGTCTTGGTTCCACCTGCAATGATCTTCAGCGTGCTGCCGGTGCCGGTCTTGCCTACCACTGCGGTATTAGGCAGAAGGGTGGCGATGTTCATGAATTTGCCAGCACCAAGGCTGCCCAGCGCCAGGCGGTCAAAGTCGATGGCCGAGCTTTTGATCAGCCGGAAATACAACTTTTGACCGTAGCTCTGTGCGTAGTCCTGAACGTTCGACATGACTGAGAAGCGCTTGTTGTCTCCTTTCAGTGTTCCCCGGTCGATTAAGCTCCCCCCACAGCTTAGAACAGGCAACCTGAAGAAACCCCGCCAACCCGCTCACCGATGGGCCAGTGTTACCCCCGTGGCGTCTGCCGCTGCCCTCACAGCGTGCGCAAGCCATTTCAGGCCCGCGCGTGGTATGGCGGCAGATACTGGAGCCTGGGTTACTACCGCTCAATCCCTGAGGCTGAGGCGGTTGTCAATCGGGTGTATCGAGAGATGGCGGACTGGGCAGAAATGCAGCTGCCGCCGCCCACACTGCTGCCGTTGATTCGTCGGCGGGAGGCGGCACACGAAGCGCCACAGGATCTGGCAGATCCGGCGAGCGAAACTCTCGATCCTGCCCTGCCGCAGAATCTTCCGCGATGAGGAAGCCGCGCCAGCCGCCGCTGGTGGCGACGGGCGCCAGCAGGATGGCGTCATCGGCCACCAGGGCGAGGCGCGATGGTGCGGGCTGCCCCTGGCCGGCGATGTTGAGGGGTTCGTAGAACGCCAGGGCGAATGATGGGAACAGTCCTTGCTGGATCAGCTCCCGCATCGCCGCGCCAGCTTCAACCGGCGGCCGTTCGCCGGGCTGCTGCTGTCGGTAGAAGCAGAAGTCCTCCAGCGGCGGCGGGTCGCCCTGCATATGCGCAGCGTGCGTGATCCGCGTGAGTGCCGCGATGGGTTTCTCGGCCCAGTGCAGCTGTTGAATCAGCCACTTTTCACCTTCCTCGATCGCCTGGCGGATATAGCCGGTGGGGAGGCTGGCGAATCGCTCGGCGGCGAACTCTGGGGCAGTGGGCCAGAGTCGTCGGCAGCGCCAGTAGGCGGCAGCCCAGTCGACGGGTTCGGGATAGGTTCCTCCCTCGCGGAGTATGGCGCGAGCTTTCCCAGCGTTTCGGCCATTTCCGTCACCATCTCATCAGTCGCTTGTGCTGGCTGCTGGCCTCTGCGCTCATCGTCGATGAAGTTGGCTATAGCGGATTGGAGGAGCTGCGGCAGCCCCTCGGTGTCAGCCTCGCTCCAGTCCTGGCAACCGGGCAGTCGATGAGCGATCGCGGCGGTCACGGTGCGCACCACCTGCCGCTGGTGCTCCTCAGCCAAAACGGACTGCAGCGAGGCGATCAGGTCGCTTTCTTGCATGAGGATCCGCTGCTCGGCGGGCTCCAGCGGCACGGGGATCCCCATCCGGGATGAGATCAGGCGGATGGCCACGGTGTTGGCCTCCTGCTCGAAGCAGACCTCGTTCTTGTCGCTGTAGAGGATGGCATCTGCCAGCCGGCTGGCCTCGCGGAAGACCGCCGCCTGATATTCGTGATCACGGATAGCGATGTCTTCGCCGGCCAGAATTGAGCCAAAGACCGGAAACTCCAGGCTGCAGACTTCACCGTTGACGGTTGCGGAGATGATGCGTGTTTCGCGCTTAGGCGCGACGACGAATGGTAGCTGAGGCACGATGGACTGGGGTGGGTTGCCTCAGTTTTCCGGCAACTTGAGCCATGGCGATCAACTACTGCGGCGAGCAGTTCGCCGGCTACAACAAACCGAAGCGCGGCGTACTGGGCCGATCGGGCGAAGTGGTAATCAGCGTCCCTGAGACCGCCTGAGCTGCGCCAGCCAGACGTTTCTGAGCCGATCGCCAACCGGGAACGGCCGAATCCCGGCCACGTTCTCCTGCCCCAGCACGGCGCGGCTCCAGGGGCAAGGCGGCAAGTAGACCCGTTCGGCGTCACGGTTCCCCCAGGGGTAGATCCAAGCCCCCTCGTGTCTGGCGGTGGCGTAGTCAGCCGACCATCCGAATAGCCCCCGGTAGGGCCCCAGCATGCGGAAGTATCCCGACTGCCTGAGGTTCGCCGTGTCGATCAGGTTCCGCGGGCTGCCGACCTTGGAACCGTTGCTGCGCACCGTCTCCCTTGGCCACTCCCAAGCCTTGGCGGTGAACGACTGCTGGAATGCCGCGAACAGCTCACCCATCACGATCTCGGTGGCGCGGCGTGCCGCCGCCTCCGCGCGAGCACGCAGGTTCCCGGTGCTCACCGTCACCTTGATGCTCATGCCGCCACCTGGAGCTCGACGGTGATCGCGTCACCCAGCTCCTG